TACCGACAACGACATCAACGCGTTGAAGAACAATGGTTCGATTCCAGAAGGCTACACGATCAATCACTTCTTGACCGACACAAACGGCTGGTACTTGACTACCGACGTTCCAAACGGCATGAAGCACTTTATTCGTGTTCCAATGTCTACTGGTATGGACGGTGATTTCGATACTGGTAACGTACGTTACAAGGCTCGTGAGCGTTACTCGTTTGGCTGGTCTGACCCGCTAGGCATGTTCGGTTCGCAAGGTGCGTAATTGAGTGAGGGGGGCTTTCGCCCCCCTTTCTTGTATGGTATAAAAGAAGTATTCCGGGGTACCCGGTTTGGCAGACAGTCCCGGCTGACTTTCATGCAGACTGCCAATACCTAACTCGCATGAAGAGGACAATTTATTATGGGAATTGCAACTACCCAAGCTATTTGGCGTTCGGGCGGCGACGACTCGACACGCACAGCTTACTGCGGCTCTATGGTTATGGCCGCAACTTTCTATGGCGCAAACGTAGCCGTTGCCGGCAATGTTACTGTAGCGCTTGGTCAAACTGCCACACTAATTCTGCCAGCTAATGCTGTTGTTACGTCAGTAATGATTACCGACCCTTCAACCGCTGGCTCCATCAATGTGGGCTACGTATTGGTCGATGGTTCGGCTTCTAACACTAGCTATTTGGTACAGACAGCAACAGCAACTTCACCAATCACAATCACCCCGGGTTCAACAGGTAACGGTGCTGGTTTAGGTACAGTCATGTCTGCAACTAAAGAAGCGGTTATCACGCTTGAAAGCTCAAACGGCGCTTCTGGCAACGTAGGCGGCACCATTCAGTATTACGTAGCTGACTACCTGTTCGGTCAACAGAACGTCTAATAAGGAGGCATCACCATGATGCAAACAGACGTTAAGGCTAAAAGCCTTGGGGCGACAGGCTTGGTGTACGAAGGACGTGCGCGAGTTAAAGGATTGATTATTGGCGCTAGTACTAGTGCGGGTAACGTGACGTTGACTGATGGCACCACAAACGTGCTTGCCATTCAAACTGTAGCAAACGGAGAAACTTTCAACGCGCTTATTCCGGGCGAGGGAATTCTTTTTCAGACTAACGTATCCGCGACGTTGCTTAACACAACCGTTACGGTGTTTTATGGCTAAGTCCCCAGCATGGCAGAGGAAAGAAGGCAAGTCCGAGAAGGGCGGTTTGAACGCCAAAGGCCGAGCCTCCTACAACGCAGCCAATCCGGGGAAGCCGGGCTTGAAAGCCCCGCAACCGGAAGGCGGTTCAAGACGGGACTCCTTCTGTGCGCGTATGAAAGGGATGAAAAAGAAACTCACTTCTCCCAAAACCGCGAACGACCCGAACAGCCGGATTAACAAATCATTGAGAGCTTGGAAGTGCTGACATGGTTGATGAGATACAAACTGCTAGAGAGCTTGCAACGCACGCTAATGACATAAAGCACTTGCAAGATGATATGGATGCGATGAAAGAAGACATTGCAGCTATTCGTGCGTCCTTAGAAAGCATAAACAAAACGCTGTCTGAAGCTAGAGGTGGTTGGAAAGTACTGATGATGGCCGGCGGGGCTATAAGCGCTATTACCGCTATTGTTGGTTTTTTCACAGGAAGGATGACCCACTAATGCCTAGCGTTAGTGCAAAGCAAGAACGGTTTATGCAAGCCGTGGCGCACAATCCTAAATTTGCAAAAAAGGTAGGTGTGCCTACCAGTGTAGGCAAAGAATTTACTAAATCAGGAGGCGGTATGGCTACGAAGATGAACGCAGGTTTTATGGCAATGATGAAGAAAAAATCAGGCGACAAACCAGCTAAGAAAATGGCGATGGGTGGTTACGCTGATGGTGGCAAGATGCCTATGAAAAAGATGGCTAATGGCGGCATGACGTCAATGGGCGCAGTTAAAACTGCTGCTCCTAGCCGTGACGGTATCGCAGAGCGCGGCAAAACCAAAGGCAAGCAGATTGTCATGGCTGGTAACAAGAAGATGAACAAAGGCGGACGGACCTGCTAATGAGAGCCTCACGCGGCATGGGTGATATCAACCCTTCCAAGATGCCCGGCGGCAAGAAAAAAGCCCGTCGGGATGACACCGACTTTACTGAGTACAAGAAGGGCGGCTCTGTAAGGTTAGGTAAGCCATCTGTGGAAGAGGCTGTGAAAAAAGCTGCTAAAGGGTCAAAAGTAAATGCCGCTGGCAATTACACTAAACCAAGTTTGCGTAAACGGATTGTCTCGCAAGTAAAAGCCGCAGCAACTCATGGCACTGGTGCAGGTCAGTGGTCAGCCCGTAAAGCGCAGCTAGTGGCTAAGAAGTACAAGGCTGCTGGCGGTGGGTACAGGGGCTAGCGTGAAAGCCCCGCAACAGTCGCTTAAAAATTGGGGAGATCAGAAATGGCGAACCAAAAGCGGAAAGCCATCGTCAAAGACAGGAGAGCGGTATCTCCCGGAAAAGGCAATCAAGGCGTTAAGCCCAGCCGAGTATGCCGCCACGACGAAGGCAAAGCGGGTAGGGAAGAAAGCAGGAAAACAATTTGTAGCGCAGCCTAAAGGCATTGCGAAGAAAACAGCGGGTTTTAGATAATGGCATATACCACCGACACCACATCGTTTAACCCAACCCTCAACGATTATTTCGAAGAGGCGTTTGAGCGTTGTGGCGTTGAGATGCGCACCGGCTATCATTTTAGGACAGCCCGTCGTAGCTTGAACTTGATGCTAAACGAGTGGGCTAACCGTGGCGTGAACCTGTGGACGATTGAGCAAGGCCAGATTCCAATGGTGCAAGGTGTGACTACGTATGACCTGCCTGATGATACTGTTGATCTTCTTGAACAGGTTATCCGTACACAAGCTAACGATGCACCAAACCAGACGGACTTAAATATTACGCGTATTTCTGTATCGACGTACTCAACCATCCCTAATAAGTTGGCTCAGGGTCGTCCGATTCAGGTGTGGATTAACCGTCAGTCAGGCCAGAAGTCAGGGTCGGAAGCAGCAGTAGCTGCCCATCCACAGATCAATGTCTGGCCTACGCCAGACCAAGGTACGGCAACTAATCCGTACTACGTGTTTTACTACTGGCGTATGAAGCGCATATACGACGCTGGGAACGGTGTTAATGCAGTTGAGATACCGTTTCGTTTTACCAATGCGCTGGTTGCGGGGTTAGCGTACATGTTGGCGATGAAATTGCCGGGGGCTGAAGGTCGTGTTCAGCTACTTAAAGCCATGTATGACGAGTCGTGGGAACTTGCCGCAGGCGAGGACCGTGAAAAGGCAGCAGAGCGTCTGGTGCCACGGCAGATGTTTATAACGTAATGGGTAACAGATTTTCGTCAGGTCGCTTCAGCATTGCTGAGTGCGACAGGTGTGGTCAGCGGTACAAGCTCAAAGAGCTGATTAAGCTGGTCATTAAAACCAAGCAAGTGTCGATCAAAGTATGTCCGACCTGCTGGGAACCAGACCAGCCGCAGTTGCAGTTAGGTATGTACCCCGTGGATGACCCGCAAGCTGTACGCGAACCACGTAGGGACAACAGTTACGTGCAGTCTGGATACAGTGGGTTGCAGATTACGGCAAACACTAGCACCGCGGAGGCATCAGATGGAACGCCATCAGGCGGTAGCAGGGTAATACAGTGGGGTTGGAACCCTGTGGGTGGAGCAAGAGCAAACGATTTAGGATTAACACCAAACTATCTGGTGGCATCGACAACGGTAGCAAACGTGACAATTAACTAGGAGTACAAGATGGACACTAAACAGGTTAAGCGGATTGCCGACAAGGAAGTTAAAGCGCACGAGAAGCGTTTGCACAAAGGCGTTAAGGGCATGAAAAAAGGCGGTCCTACTTCTGAGGACCGTATGAGCATGGGGCGTAACATGTCCCGTGCTAACAGCCAAAAGACGGGGTAATCATGGCTAAATACAGCGATAAAAAAATGGGTAAAGAAGTAGGTGCCGCTAAGACTTACGCTGCGCCACACACTATGAGTGGTGGCAAAGTTACGGCTGAAAGCCAAGTTAAAGCGCAGTACGAAGGGTTAGACCCTAATACTTTGTCAGCTAATAAGATGAACCCGCGTACGCATGGTACATACCGTGTTAGCGCAGGCGACCCTGCAGCAGATAACACCAAGACTGACGGCATTAAGATGCGCGGTGCTGGTGCTGCTACTAAAGGGTTTATGTCCCGAGGACCGATGGGTTAAGAAATGAACTACACGACCCTGTTTAATACGATCAAAACCTATTGCGAAAACGATTTCGCAACTACGGCTTTTACGAGTACGGATAACACCAATGAAGTTGTTATCCCAAGCTCCGATCAGATAAACACGTTCAT